TCTTTGTTGCTACCTGCACCAGACAACAGAGCACCGAAAGGACTGTAGCTGTTAGCAGCAGCCATAGCGTTAGAAGCGTTAGTTGCACCTGTCATCAAGGTATTACCCACGTTAGCACCTGCTTGAGCAGCACGGCCACCCAACTGAGCACCTAAGTCCAGAGCACCTTGACCAGCAGATTCCAAGCTCTGAGCCAAGCCAAACTGTGTCTTCAATGGGTTGTAAGCAGTAGAACCTAACTCTAAGCCTGTACCGAACAAGCCTGCACCGAAGGTAGTCTGTGCTCTGCCTTGGGCTTGAGCATCAGCAGCCAACTGAGCATCCTGAGCTGCCTGAGCATTCAACAGAGCTTGCAGTTCAGGGTTAGCAGCACCCATAGCACCGCCTTGAGCGACAGCAACACCACCACGGCCTGTGTTGAACAGGTTCTGTGTCAAACCTGCTGCTGCCTTCTCACGTGAAGGAGCCAACAAAGCTTGCTGAGATTGCATCCACTGCTGTGCAGCCTCTTGTGGAGACTGAGCCAAGTACTGCTGACCTAAGTTAAACAGTTGCTCTTGAGCTGCCTGAGCCTGTTCTGCTGTCTGGAAACCTTGACCACCTGCTTCTGAGAGCAAACGATCACGCAACATTGCAACTTCAGGAGAGACATTGTAGCCTGCACCAATCAAGTTGCCTTGAGCGTCAGTCTGGAAGTTAGAGGAACCGAAGCGGGTAGTAACACCCACTGGACGGAATTTCTGAACATCTGCTGCGATACGGGCAGCTTCAAGTGTAGCATCAGCCTGTGTCTGAGCTGCCTTCTTAGCTGAATTACCTCCGAATAAACCACCCAAGAGGCTCAAGCCTCCTCCAATAATAGCTGGTAACATATTGTAAAGTTCCTTAGTTATCTAAATTGTTAGAGGGTTACGCCGTGCGTTTCCACATAGCCACGGTGATATATGGCTGAAGGTTAGCGTTAGTACCGCTAGAGCCTGCTGAATCAACGGTAACAGTATGGGTGTGTGAGCCAGCGTTTTCTGTTGAGGTAATACGAACTGAAGTATTATCGTTGGATGCGCCATACCCGAAACCAGAGCCGATTTGTCCTTGAACACCTGTGCTTCCGTTAATACCATGAGCGTGATCCCCAACAGTAGAAGCTGATGCAGTGTGAGTGTGGCTGACATTCACAGCATCCTTACTACCGCCAGTCTCTTCCAAGGCATCAAACAGTGAATCACTACCGTTCAAGCCTACCATGACTCGACCTGCGCCGAAGGCTGTCCAAGTACCAAAGCCTAACAATGTACCGGGATTAGTGGTCACACCTGCGTTGATGTAGATAGAACCCACTGGATACAGAGCCTGCAATGCCGTAGTTACAAAAGCAGTGGTAGCAATCTGAGTAGTGCTAGTACCTGAAGAAGCTGTAGGAGCCGTAGGAGTGCCTGTTAGAGCAGGGTTGGCAGTATCAGCCTTAGTTGCCACTGCTGTTGCAATGTTGTTAAACTCAGTATCAATCTCAGTACCTTTGACAATCTTTGAAGGATTGCCAGAGGATAATGAGTCTTTACTGGCGAAGTTAGTACTTTTTACATAGTCTGTCATGTTATACGATCTTTCCGTTCTTGGCCTGAATTTCAATCTTCTGGATGCTCAGAGCAGAACCATCAATGTCTGCTTCGTAACCAGTCTGAATAACTTTACCTGATCCTGTAGGATAGGCAACAAGGGTTTGTAGGGTGATACCGTCAGAGTATTCTACTCCAGCAGTATTATACTCCGAAATTCCAAATTCTGCAACACTTTGTGTAGGAATTTTAGCATTTTGTGAAAAATAATTTTCCTTAAAGTCATATCCCCACTTAATTGCCACATACTGGTTAGAACCGCCGATAACAACCACTGAAAGTTTCTTCAGTACGGAGCTAACAGAAGGTGTTCCTAAGTCGGTATGGTTGGTAAAGTACTGGAATCGGTAGCTGTTACCGTTATCCTGATACCCTGAGTATTGACCAATGTAGCCTGCCTTACCGATCAGTAAGCTCTTGTCTCGGAGGTAGCAGAAGCTCTTAGGCTCCATGTTATCCCAGATAGTTACTCGACTAGAACCATCCTGCAATGTAGCCTTCATGTCGAAGCAATACACTATTTTAAGGCTAGGTAAAGTAATCAAATAGAAGGACTCAAAAGGGCTGTACACAGACTTGATGTTAGCTGCTGTTTCACCTGCCACAGCACTCATTAAATCATTACGTACATTCTTAGACAAGTCACGGAAGGGTGCTGACTTCTCTTGGATAGTTCTCAAGACACTACGAACACCTGTATCGGACAAGAAGATAACATCTGATCCTGTGTTCTGGATGGTGTCTCTAGCGATACAGCCAATACCTGTCAGGGAGTCAGAGATCTTGAACACTCCTGCTGATAGCACATCCTGAGCACCTGAGTACACCAAGATATTGTTCTTACCGAAGATGAATAAGAATCCATTGTGAGAGGCTAAACCTGTGACGTTATCTGCACCGTTAGGCCACACCGAAGAGACATCAATAGAGCCTGTAGAACCTGCTGCCCATTTGTGACCTGAGAGGATGTCTGACCAGTAGACCACTGTCTTCTCAGAGGCTGTATCAGCAACCCATAAACGTCCGTAGGCAGACAAGACAATGTTACCAGCAGGCACTGTACCTGTGTAGCCTGACTTCTCAGATACACGGCGATAGGTTGTAGTGCTGACAGCAGGGTCGAACACCAGAGGATCATGCCCAGATTGGAACAGATACAAGCACTCATTAAGAGCTGCCATCTGCCAGTTACTGCCGGAGATTGTAGGAGCTGTACCACCACCGCCGTAGGTCAGCATGGTTAAGGTGCTACCTACCAGCTTAAAGATCTTGTTGTTACCTGCTGCAATGGTGTACTCAGCACCACTGTCTGTTACCAACTGACCCAGAGATTCCACGTTAGCAGAACCTAAGTCAGTGTTGGTAGAGTGCTTAGTTATCCACCCTTTACGAGCACCCACACGGCCATACTGGTCAATAACACAGTTAATAGCTGTTAAAGCAAAACCAGAGGCTAAGTCTAATGACGAGTCCTGAGTGTTCAATCCATAAAACCCGGGCGCTGTGATACTAAATGTTTGGATTTGTTGACCCATAACTTACACAGCCTCCCAAGTCTCTTCCTCAACATAGCGAGAACTCTCAATAGCGATAGCATCAGCCAACGAAGACTTGTACAAGCCGTAGGCTTCAGAGCTGTTCAAACCACCATCTTCACCACGCTCAACCAAGGCACGGGCAAAGGCTCCCAAGACTACAGGCTCTCTAGGCACGAGCATGGTAGCAGTGTCAGTGGTCAGTTCAGCTTGAGGGATGTACAGGTTAAAGTACAAGGTCAAACCTGCATTAGGAACAGGGTAGAAGTCTACTTTAGTGTCTCCAGTGCTGTGGATACCGTTAAAGTTGTAGTACATCGGATTGCCGGGATTGGTATTGTTCAGTAAGTACTGAGACATCAACTTGGTGCTCAAAGGATTGATAACAGCCTTGTTGGTGTTGTCCTGAGCATCAATGACTTTAAAGCGAGTACCTGAACCTGTGAGCACATAGCCATAGGTATTAGCTGTTGTCTCGATGATCAAGGTATCAGTTAAAGCATTCCATGCGTAGGCATCTTCTACTTGTCGTTTGGCATCGTTAACCAACCTACCCACAAGCTTAGATAAAGTATTCTCATTGACGGTAGTGACTTCAGGTTCGCGCATACGAATCAGAACATCATTAACGAGGTCAAGGTATGTTGGCAAGGCCATAGATTAGATTCCTTCTTTCTTAAACAATTCAAAGGTACAAATAACTCCAAAAGTAGATCCTGTCTCCGATGTCATGTGGACTTGATCACCTTCTTCCATCACAACACCTGATCCATTATTAGGAAATTGAAAGTATGTTTTGGAAACAAAATTATACTGATCAAGTACATTTACATGGGTATTTTCACTGACATCATACCAATCTACTGTAAGATACTTATTTGTTCCTGTGGAGTTGTGGGCGTACATAAGATTCCATAAAGCACAATAACCTTGAGGAACCGTATATACTATAGTCTCAGTATTTGCTACTAAGTTTTTACCTACCGATACAGGGCGTGTCATTTGGCTTTCTTCTTCTTGTCTTTATTCTTCTTGGTACGCTCACCACGTTCAGGCTTACTACGCCCTGCCTCAGACAGTGCAATAGCAACTGCTTGCTTCTGTGGTTTACCTTCTTTGACCATCATGGAGATATTCTCACTGACTGTCTTATCTGATTTACCCTTTTTGAGTGGCATAATAATCCCCTAATTACCAAGGAAGTCCAGAAGCCTGAACAGGAGCTTTCTGAGAAGCAATGTTTGCAGCTAAAGCAGCGTCAT